CTCCCTTCAATAAAAGTCCCTCCTATACTTCCAAATATTAATCACATTTGGTTGTCAGTATAGATCGATACTTTTATCTACGGAGGTTCCGTTCTGGCCTTACTGGCCGAGCGCTCTTTTGGAGTAGCTCATATGTACCTGGAAAGCCCAGGTTAGGCTTATCAACGGAGACCATCATGCCAACTAAGGATACCTCGGGGAAGACATTTTATATGTCATACACCGACTATTTCCTTAATAAACCTGATGGCTTTACCTCAGTGACCCCTTCGGGGCCACTCTGGTCCTGGGTTGATAAGCGAACGTCCAAAGTATGGAGTAGAACACCAAACTTTGTCGTTCTGAGAAAGTCTAAGGACCTTCCGATGAATGGTTTCTCTTATACCGAGCAGAAGCTTGTTGGGGGTACTATCACAAGTGATTGGGATAGCCCGACTCAGCATTATACTCGGATTTCGATAAACCGTCCGTTGAAAGCACCACCTTTTTCTGGACCACAGCCAATCCCTGCGAATCTTCTGCAGAAGGTTAAGAGTGATCTTATCTCTAAAGCAAAAGGACAACAGTGGAACGCTCCCGTGTTTGCCGCCGAAGCGGGTAAAACCGTTGAGATGGTTACTAAGTCAGCCAAAGCCTTAGTTGATATCCTCCTTGCCCTGCGAAGGGGAAGGATCGATAGAGCACTTGAGGTGATGAACCTTAGGAACACGAAACGTATCGTACGTGACTATAATAAGTCCTATGGTAAGGACCCAACGAAAGCCGCTGCCAACGCTTGGCTTCAAACCAAGTATGGCTGGATTCCGTTTATGAGTGATGTACGTGACGCGACTAACACCCTCATGGACGTGGTTGATAGCTCTGCCGGTCGTACCGGTACTGTTAGAGCCCACGCGAAGGAGGAGTTAGTTTGGATCGAAACGAATGATGTCTACGAAGTTAGTCCCGCCTTGATCGGCGATACTATCCACCAACGCAAGACAAGCGTTAGGGCCGTATGGCATTTTGTCGTTCCTTCTGCGGATTTGCCAGGCCGTTTCGGTCTGTTAAATCCTGCGCTAGTAGCCTGGGAGCTTGTACCTTTCTCGTTTGTCGCAGATTGGTTTCTCCCTATTGGGGACTACTTAGCTGGGCTTGACGTCGGTATGCGCTTTGACCATAAATCGGGCGTTTACGGGTGTCGCGTTGAAGAGACTCTTATAGCGCAAGCTACGGATAATCCTCAGTCCGGGTGGACCACTAAGAGTTCTGGATCTAGCCTTGCTATATCCGGATCATCTCAGAGGTCACCTATGACTGAGATTCCAACGCTTAAACTTAAAGATATCTCCTTTTCAGCGCAGATCGGCCCGCAACGGGCGATATCAGCGATAGCGCTCGTAAAGCAGGTCTTCGGAAAGAAGTAACCTGCTACCCTTGTCTGATCCTAATTCTGGGTTCAGATCTGATCCTTGTTTCAAGTACCAGAAAGGAGTGGATTATGTCCGCTCAAGCAAACATCGTTATTAACGATGGTGCCGGCACCCCTGTCGCACATACCTTCAACCCGAAAGGGGCGAAGAAACAGCCTGACGGCCGTGACGTCGGACTCTGGCGAGACCAATCTCCTGCGAATGCAGTTGGTTATCTCAGCATCACCGAGCAGCATGCGGATGTCAATAGTAATGGAGTTGAAAAATTCCGTTACGTCATTGACGTTCCGACTACTGAGATTCTCGATGGTGCAGCTGCGCCTTCAAAAGCGTACGCGTGCCAGGCCTTCATCGAAGTAATGGTTCCCCAGCGGGCGACTGCTGAGGAACTTGCAAACATTGTGGCGTTCGTGAAGAATTTCACGGCCCTCACTTACTTTCACGATGCCATCGTGAATCGTGAAGCAGCGTGGTAACACGCTGACCTGTTTGTTCTTCTATGGAGAAATACGATGCGTCATCGTTCTGCTATCTGTGATAGTAGGCCTCGTTCTGTGCCTGAACCTCTTGTTATTGTGAAACGTAATGAGAGAGATAAGGTACTATTCGAGTGGCTTGAGTTACTGGATTCTCCGGTAGCTCGAAAGGCTTGGGATCTCTATAGCTCGTCGAAGTTCGACGAGCTAGTGAGATTGTCGGTCAACCCTCAGGACTATACGTCGGCGGATCTCTTCCGCAGAGATTATGCGGCCGCTCGCTTCTTTTCGAAGTGTAGCGACTTAAAAACGTCGATAGATAAGACTGAGGCTGCACTGACTTCAGCTCGTGAAGCTGAACATCTTTGCTCACAAACTAACGCGAAGTTTCGAGATTACTGGTCTGGTCACGTGAGTGACCTCGACTCATCCTTACTTTTTAGGATTAGTCAAGTAATTTCCGATATTCTCGGACCTCTTACTCCTCAAACCTTCCGGGAAACCGGCTGGTCCAAAGGTAGGACATCGTCTGTTAGTGGTGCGGATGTTAACCCTATCGGAAAATATAGGGGCAAGCCTGATGCTACGTTAGAAGCAATACCTAGTGCCACGTTGGCATTGAGGGAGTCGCCTCACTGGGGCCAATCGGTTTTGAACGCCGATGGGCCTTGCAGCGTTTTAAACGCTGTCTCTTGTGTGAGGGGTAACACGCTTATAACGGTACCAAAAAACGCTAAGACAGATCGGACTATATGCTACGAACCGCATATGAATATCCGTCTCCAACTCGCTGTTGGTGATTACCTTAGACACCGTTTGTTAAAATTCGGTGTGAACCTAAGTGATCAGTCTATTAACCAACGCCGCGCAATTTTTGGATCGAAGCATGGCACTCTTGCCACGATCGATTTAAGTTCAGCGAGCGATACAATATCCCGGAATTTGGTTCTTGACCTCTTACCGTTAGATTGGTTCGAGTATCTCGACAAACTCCGGAGTAAGTATACACTTTGGCCTGACGGTATTTGGCGCGAAAATGAAAAGTTTTCGTCCATGGGGAACGGCTATACTTTCGAGTTAGAGAGTTTGCTCTTTTACGCGATATGTTCGGTTGTTTCCCCTAACGTCAGTGTGTTTGGTGATGACATAATCCTTCCCTCCGAGAACTACGATGTAGCTGTTAAGCTACTTAATACTCTCGGTTTCCGTGTAAATGCTCAGAAGAGTTTCTCCTCTGGGCCTTTCCGTGAAAGTTGTGGGATGGATGTGTTTAGCGGCTTTCCTGTAACTCCCGTCTACCTCCGCTCTTTACCTAAGAGAGTAGAGGACATCGTTCATCTCCATAACGAGATCCGTAGATGGTGTGCGTCTGATATATTACCAGACATACGCTACGAACGGGTTCTCGCCAAATGGAGGATGTTCTTTAAATCTCCTTCCGGACCTTCCGGTTATGGAGACGGACATTATCACGTCGATCTAGATCGCTCTCTATTCCATAGAGCTGCTTTTTGGTTAGACGCTTGGTCATTCCGGACCTACGTACGTGTATATCGGTACGAAAGTCAAGACTATCTCAGAGAGGGTGAATTCCCTTATAAGGTCGGTCCCGCAGCATTGTGTGCCGCGCTCGGCCCTAAACGTACGACTTTCACTCGAGAGTCAACGTTCGATAGACGACGGTTTAGTTACAAGAAAATAAAGGCTCTGGCCAACTTTTGTTGGCCAGAGGTCCAGTGGACTTAGTCCACATCGG